GGGTAGAACTTGCTGCGGTTTGATTAGGAAAATTCCTTAAGTCTAATTCAACTATTGTATTTCCAGCTTGAGTTATAAAATCGGGTAAAAATCTACTTACTCTCATTATAAATTCTCCATCCCCTCTAAAAGTAATTCCTTGTTTTTGATCTTGAGTAATATCAAAATCTCCGGATAATATATTAGCTGCAATAGCCGTGGTCGTTCCTCCCTTAATTTGATTAACTCCTTTTTCATGTTCAAAGTAAGTTGAAATTCCATCTGTGTTTCCTACTGTGTCACAGGTATCTGTGCCTGCATCATACAAAGTTGCATGGGGTAAACCAAAAATAGCTGAATCGATCCAAGTAGTTCTGGGGAAGATTGAACTCGCATTGGTAAACCAAATAGGTCTAGACGGAGTTGAATCTAAATAACTATACACCACACATCTATCTACTACGTTAGAACCAGCAGTTGGATAAAACCACATTACTTCACCAAATAAATTATTAATACCACAATAAATAAACTGATTTGAAGTTGTATTGAGATCATCATAAACATAGTCTTCTACTAGGCAATCCATCGATTCTAATTTACCCGTAAATCTAAAAAAACCATTATCAGACATCCAGTAGGCCGCACCATCTACTTCTACCGATGCATTCTTTCCAATTAATCCACAGTTAGTACCCACTTGTTCATAAGCAAAGGTAAAGGGAGTTCCTACAAATCTCATGGTGAATAAAGCGGTATCTGTCCATACGTAAATCGCATTTCTACCTAATTTACCTCCCATGATCCGTGAGCCGTCAGCCAGTCTTTGTGTGCCAGCGGTGTTAATAGCCGTAGGTGTCCAGTCAGTTATATCCTCTTGAGAAGAGAATCTTACAAACATGTCATCTTGAGTTGTGGTGTCTCCGATTGTGGTTTCTGTTCCAAATAAAACTAAGTGACGATCCGGAGTAGAGACTAACATATCTCTAGATGCGGTCGGCGCACCACTAACAATTGTTGCTCTTGTTCCCGTAGCATTCGTTAGATCTGAATCCCACTCAAATACAGAACCATTAAAAATTAAAGCTACAAGAGTACTTCCTAAATTATCCAAGGACCATAGACCAGGCTCTGCAACTTTATCAGTTGTAGAAGAGGCTTCGTTCCATGCACTATAGTCAGTAATATTTGTAATGGTCGCTCCATCCGAATGTAGAGCTGCTGTTGTTCCATTAATTTCTCGAACAACTCCACTTAATACATTTGAACTAATTCCAGTATAACTAATATCCTCTGTGCCTATTCTTATTTCACTAGTCCCGCTGGTAGGAAAACCTAATGAACTGGTTAATGTAATACCAGCTGTTGCACCAGTAGAAGTAATAGCTCCATTTAAAGTTGTCGTTTGAGGAGCTGTTACTGTTCCAGACCATTGAGATATACCCCATCCAAAAACACCAACCTGTTCAGCTGGTCCTACAGGATAGTACCATTTAACAGATAGATCTCCATCAGTAGCCGTTGCACTTGCGTTAGATCCCATAGTGATAGTAACAGAAGTAGTATCTACTACTTCGGTTATCATAAAAGTTTTATCATCAAAATCAGAATCAGAATAACCAGACCCTGTTGGAGGAGTAACATTTTCAAGAAATAAAATATCTCCTGCTGTCATTCCTGCGGTAGAGGATAAGGTAATTGTAAGAATAGCAGAGCCTGAATCAGAAGATAGTTTATTTGTTAGTGCTCCAAAGTCAGTTTTAATTGGGTGAATATCATAATAGGCTTCTCCTGTATAAGCGTATAAAATTCTATTGGTTCCAATAATGGAATATTTAATGCCTTCTTTGTTAACCATTTGATGAATAGCTCGAGCCGCACCTGTTAAAGCTTTGTCTCCTAACTGAGACCATCCTCCTATTTTTTCAGGAGTGCCATATCTAAAGCGAACGTTTTCTCCGCCAGTCCATTGTGCTTCAGCACCTGTAGGGGTAATTTGTTTATTAAATCCTGGTAAAAAACCTATCTTTTGTAGCATATTAAAACCTATTCATTAAGGTTTATATCAGATTCTAGAGGAATTCAATACGTTAAAAGCAGGAGACGTCTGTGGTGGAGTTGCCTCCTGCCAGATTATTTTATAAACTATTTTTTAGGAGGTGTAAAGCCTTTAGTCTTATTCATATTCTAAGTTCGGTGAGATCGCTTGCTTTGCCTAAATTTCCTTTTACAAAGACATTGAATGAAAGACTGACACGGGTATTTTTTCCTTTTTTCTTGGTTACTAAATGAGGTAGACGTGAAGGGAAGATAACTATATCCCCACTCTCCACTGGAAAAGACCATGAATTAGAATTAAAGGAATTCCACTCGGTGCTTGGGAGGTTTATTTGGTCATATCTATCATGCTCGAATGTTATTGTATCATGAGCTTTGTCAGCATTGATATAAAGAACTCCTGATAGATATGAATTTAGATGTCTATGTTTGGGATGAGATCCCTTGGGTTCAGTATAGTTTAACCATGACTGAGTAATATAAGGAGATATCGTTTTAGGGGGAAAAAGTATTTTAGAAAAATAATCCTCTATAAATAAATCTATTTCTTTTTTTAAGGTTGCAAAAGAAGAATTGTTAAGGACATAATTATTAGTGCTCGTCATGTTTGCTGCATTCGGAACACATTTTGTTTTTATTTTTTCAACAAAACGTAGTTCTTGCGTAGTGAATCCCCTCTCTAATTTAGCTTTATAAACAGGGATAGGAAAAATAACACTAATTAAGGCTTCAATCATTTACCTTTTTTTATAGAGCCTTTAAACCACCCAGGAAGTCCCAAGAAGGGACGACCATCGAACTTATTTTTCGCGGCGTCTTTCTTGTTAGCATCATTATAATGCAAGAAAACTTGTACACAATCTTTACCAGGAAAAGCTTCACGCCAATGCTCTAAATCACATCCAGAATAAATAAGCATGTCGCCTGCCTCTAGTTCTATTTTGATACCTGCTTGATCTATTTTTCCCGAAGGCTCTAAATAAAGAGGCCATGGATCCCCTCCTAAATTTAAAGTAGTAGATATCTCACAGGAGAATCTATCTTTATGTCGATGAAGAACATCCCCAGTCTTATAAATCCTGGCATAGGCATAAGTTTCATTTAGCTTATAGCCGGTTTCTTTTTCCATCATTGGTTTTAAATCTTCCAACAATGTTTCCATTGCTATATCTCCATAATGAGAATAGGTATTGGGAACTTGCTCATCATGCCATATTCCCCAATACTCTGTAAAGGGGGACATATATTCTTGATCAAATAAAAAGCGGGCCGCTCGTCTTCGCTTTAAAAAATAAGAACAGATAAACGAGGATAGTTCTTTGGATATTACTCCTCTTAATACTTTGTACTTAGTTTTTTGGAACGACATTTTTTCCTTTCTTTAATTTATGATCTATTAAAGTTTCAACAAAATCTGGGCTACGTTTTCTAGGGTGTTGCCCTAGAGTTGTATGAATGTGGGCAGCCCGAACTGGGTCTATATCTTTTAGTTTAATAATATTAATTACTTTATTTTTTTTGGACATTTAATACTCCTTTAGGTATGGCTTGACAGTTCCAATGTATAAATCTAAAGGGTTCATAACCCGCGTCTACCGCATACATATGAGGCAGGTAAGAGGGAAAGAAAATCATCCTTCCAGGTTTTACTTCATAATTAACTTGAGAACTGGCATAAGTTATTTTAGTCAGGTCTTTTTGAGGTAAAAGATTCATCAGGTTTCCTGCTCTTGGGTCGTCAAATACTGGTCTTGATGTTCTTTCACTAGCTTTTAAAAAATAAAAACCAGACATATGACCATTCCAATGGGTATGTAGGGTATGATGTCCACCACCCTTTTTAGCAAATTCCTGCACCCACAGTTCTGTGATAAATAATTGATGATTGTCCATACTAAAACCCATCTCTTCCAATAGATTATGGGCTGTGGCACCTATATAAGTCTGTAATTGTAAAAAATTCGGATCTCCAATTAAAGGAGTTGAATGAAAAACGTGGCCCATGTCTCCTCTGTCACCAAACTTTTTATTTCTTTTGGCTATATCTTTTTTTAAATTTTTCTTTGCTTGTGCAATATATTTATCTGAAGCTTTATTTAAATCCTTAATAAATTCAGGAGCATCGGCAAACCATATCGGACATTTAAAATAATCTTCTCTAATTAATTGTGGTGGAAATGCTTCAGCACTTCCACAGGATATCTTATCTAATTCTTTTGGATTTGTTTTCATTTAAACGGCCATCCTAAATTCCATATAACTAAACTATATCTTACTCCTTTGGTCACAGTCTGTACTCTATGCCATAAATCTCCTGGGAACACTATGATAGATCCTTTAGGCCTAATTTCTTTTACAATTCTGGTGTTGCGTTTTTTATCGGGGTCCCTGTCTCTAAAGTCTACTTCAAAGTCTCCGCCTTTATATTCTTTGTCATCAGATAAAGACACAGTAACTGAAAGTTTTCTAATTTTTCCATGAGAAGGAGTATTGGGTTTGTTATAAATTCCACCCCAGCCATCACAATGCCAATCATAATACTGGCCTTTATTATATTTTGTAAATTGGCAGGATTCGCTATGATCCCATTGAAAATTCCACCCTGCATTAGCATTTGCGCGATGAACAAAGGGCTGGATTTCTTTATAGATCCAACGTTTATTTAACCAAACAACATTTGAATCTCTTTTCTTTTTTAAATCTTTAATTTGATTTGAGTTTAATTTTTTTGGATCTTTATAGCCACCAGTGACTGCCATTTGATCTTTAATGGAGGTTGCGTATTTTACAATTTCATCACAGATTCTACCTGGAACTACTGATTTAAAAAACCAAAACTGATTCTGTAGGTTCATATGTCTTTATAGGACATTTATATATTAAATAAAAGAGATAGTAAAGAGAATTAAGAAGCTGGAATTTCCTTCCAAGAAGTTATGCCTTCATCCCACTCATATCTTTTTCCATCATTAGGATATGAAGCAGGTGCTTCCCATTGACAAGTATCTTCGTTTAATATCCAAGAATCGAAAGGTTGTTCTGCAATAAAAGCATCTCTGCTTGCATCATAAGTACCACCTCTTCCTACATGATTTTTTCTAATATGGGCACTGGAAGAAGTTTGTTTCCAATTTGTCCAACCTGTAAGTTTTCTTAAAAAATTAATTCCGTGTTGTTCATTTTCAACTCCGTCAACCACTAATTCATTATCATGAATTACTAATACTTCTATTACTTTATTGTTTAATCCCATTTTTGCAAATGAAGCCATTATGTTGTGTAACTCCCTGTCCCTGTAAATTTTATAATTGTTTTGCCTGAAACGCCTGTCGTAACGGTTGGAGAACCTGTTACAGTTCCTGAATAAGCAGCATCGGGCACACTTAAAATAACCACACCTTTTCCTCCAGGCATGGATGGTCCGCCATGTCTAGCACCACCACCGCCACCTAATGCGTCAGTTCCAGCAACAGCTGCTGTAGGACCGTTTCCACCACAACCACCACCTCCAGTACCTCCAGTAGCAATAGTCCCAGTAGTTTCAACTGCACCTCCGCCACCACCAGCGTAAGTTACAGGAGATCCAGTAATACAAGAAACTCTTCCAGCTCCGCCTGGGCCACCACTAGTGGGACTTCCAGCATTACCGGGTGCTCCAGCTCCACCACCTCCATGCGCACCATAATTTGGCGCAGAAGTAGATCCACCACCGCCAGGATTTCCTTGAGGGGGACATACGGGTGGAGTATTTCCTGCTCCACCAGTTGGTTTATTATAACCAGAACCTCCTCCAGAACCACCGGCTATACCACAGGTACTAGTACCTTGGGCTCCACCAGCAGATTCAATTGTTGTGAATCCTGTACCAGATATTGAAGATACACTTCCAGCATATCCTACACCACCACCACATCCAACTGTGGCTGTAATAACTACTCCTTCATCTGATGTTTGAGTTGATGATCTCATACCACCTGCACCACCCCCACCAGAACTGCTGCCGCCTCCACCACCTCCAGCGACTACTAAGAAGTCTATTGAATAATTTAATAATTTTCTAGGCCATGTTCCTGCTGCTGCTGCTTGATATTGGGATTGCATTGACCATACACCATTTGCTTGGTCTAATTCTTTTATGACTACGACTCCGGAACCACCTAGAGCACCGTTTGCTGATCCACCGGCTCCACCACCACCGCCACCACCAGTATTAGTTGTTCCTGCTGTTCCAACAGCTCCACAAGTAGCACCACCAGCTCCACCTCCGCCAGCTCCACCAGGTTGACCCACTCTGCCACAATATCCGCCACCTCCACCACCTCCAGCGAAAACTGAACATGTTGGACCAATACATCCATAAGTAGGACTTACGTCTGTTCCGGCTCCACCAACTCCAGCAGTACCAGGTAATCCAGGACCACCAACAGCACAAGCGCC